CACGCCGCAGTTGCCGCACATCATCAGTCCGGACAAACAGGGACGGGCTGGAGCCTTCAACACGCACGCCCTGTCCGGCATAGCTGATATTTTCAGGGTCATCAAAAACACCACGTATTACTGCGCCGGACCGCTCACCGGATGTCATGGTGGCTGACGTTCCCATGTACCCGCGTATCGTTTCATCGGCGCGGGCAATGGCAGCATCGAACAGGTTATCGAAATCAGCCACAGCGCCTCCCGTTATTGCATTCTGGCCAGGCCGCGCTCTGTCATTTCGGCTGCCACACCGGCAGAGACACGAAACGCCGTTCCCGGCAGCACAAATGCCACAGGTTCATCCCGCGTGACGTGAAGTGCATCAGTATGCAGCTTCACCAGTGCCACGACCGTGACCAGTTCAGACGTATCCAGAATCACGGTATCCGGCTGCGCTGATCCCACCTCATTTTCATGTCCGGTCAGCACATTTTCCCGGCTGAGAGGGGTGTCCTGACCGGCAGTTTCATCCGTGTCATCAAGCTCCTCTTCCAGCTCTGCCACACGGAGCGCCAGTTCTTCTTTCGTCCCCGTCAGGCTGACATCACGGTTCAGTTGTTCACCCAGCGAGCGGAGACGGGCAATCAGTTCATCTTTCGTCATGGACTCCTCCACAGAAAAACAATGGCCCCGAAGGGCCATGATTACGCCAGTTGTACGGACACGAACTCATCAGGGTCAGCCAGCAGCATCAGCGGTGCTGACTGAATCATGGTGAACTCACGCGCCGGATCGCCGGTGGTCACCCAGTTTTTCGGGTAACGGGCAGAGGCGTTAATGCCTTCGCGCTGTGCGTCCGCATCCTGAATGCAGCCATAGGTGCGCAGACCGCGTGCCTGAGTGTTCCCCAGCACCATCGTGTTGTCCGGCAGGAAGTTCTTTTTGACGCCGTTTTCCACGTACTGTCCGGAATACACGACGATGGCCACATCGCCATACATTCCCTTATAAGACACCGCTTTGCCCAGGTCTTTTACCGCTGTCTCCAGTTCGGAATGAGAGCCGCGACGGGTATCCAGCTTCTCCCTGACGGCTTTGAAGGAACGGAACAGCGCCCAGCCTTTCGGGTCAAACACGATGATATTCACCACGCCGCTGGCGTTCAGCGCGTAGGCTTCGATATCGTCGGTCGGGTCATACGTGGACTTGTCACGCTTGCTCCACTCCGTGCCGCCGGACTGCGTGATGTTGTTCGCCGCACTGCGGCCCATATCCACCTCAACCGGATCGAAGGCTTCACCGGTCATGGTGTATTTGCCCTTGAGCACGGCAGAAACTGCCTGCATCTCTTCGACCTGAGCAATGGCCAGCTCTTCGTCACGCATGTTCTGCATGATGATGCGACGGCGGCGGTAAGCCGGGTCCGCCAGATTCTGCGGATCTTCATCCGGCAGGCGACGCAGGGTCATCTGCGGATTCACTTCATGCTTCGGCTTGACATATCCCGGCGTAAATTCAGAGGTGGAGCCGCCACGGGAACGGATAACCTCACCAGAAACAATCGGCGAAACGTACAGCGCCATGTTTACCAGTCCCGGAATTTGTGAGAGATAGACTTTCTCCGTGGTGAAGGGATAGCTCTCACGGAAAAAGAGACGCAGAAACAGCGGATCAAACTTAAATTTCTGCTCATTTGCCGCCAGCAGTTGGGCGGTTGTGTACATCGACATAAAAAAATCCCGTAAAAAAAGCCGCACAGGCGGCCTTTAGTGATGAAGGGTCAGGTTAAACGATGCTGATTGCCGTTCCGGCAAACGCGGTCCGTTTTTTCGTCTCGTCGCTGGCAGCCTCCGGCCAGAGCACATCCTCATAACGGAACGTGCCGGACTTGTAGAACGTCAGCGTGGTGCTGGTCTGGTCAGCAGCAACCGCAAGAATGCCAACGGCAGCACCGTCGGTGGTGCCATCCCACGCAACCAGCTTACGGCTGGAGGTGTCCAGCATCAGCGGGGTCATTGCAGGCGCTTTCGCACTCAATCCGCCGGGCGCGGTTGCGGTATGAGCCGGGTCACTGTTGCCCAGCGGCTGGTAATGGGTAAAGGTTTCTTTGCTCGTCATAAACATCCCTTACACTGGTGTGTTCAGCAAATCGTTAACGGCATCAGATGCCGGGTTACCTGCAGCCAGCGGTGCCGGTGCCCCCTGCATCAGACGATCCAGCGCAGTATCACTGCGCGCCTGTGCACTCTGTGGTGCTGCGGCCAGAATGCGGCGGGCCGTTTCCACGGTCATACCGGGGGTTTCTGCCAGCACGCGGGCCTGTTCTTCGCGTCCGTGAGCCTCCTCACAGTTGAGGATCCCCATAATGCGGCTGTTTTCTGCCGCAACCGCAGCGGTGATCTGCGCGTTCACGTCCGGCTGCGCCGCGCTGGCGTTTTCGCCCTCCGTCGCTGGCACCACGCCAGTAACGTCAGCCTGCGAAGCAGTGGCTGAAACAGTTGTTGATTGAGTCTCTTTGGTCATTCGCCCTCCTGAGAGACGGGATTTACGTGCATCCAGTGCATCACGCATAACGGTGATCGCATCGGTGCTGTTGACAAGTTCATCAGCCAGTCCGGCATCAATGGCCTCCTGACCGCTGTACACTGCAGCCTCGGTATCCAGCACAGCCTGCACGGACAGGCCGGTATATGCCGACACCTTCTGCGCAAACATCCGGCGGGTTGCATCCATCCGGGACTGCAGTGTTTCCCGGACATCACCCGGTAGATGGCTGTAGGGGTTGCCATCCACCTTATGGCTGCCGCTGTAAATCAGCGTGATTTCCACGCCCTGTTTCTCCAGGGCAGCACCGTAATTACTGTGAGCCATCATGACGCCGATGGAGCCTGTCCGGGCGGTCTGCGTGACCAGACGCCGGGAGGCGGCGCTGGCAAGCAGCTGACCTGCACTGCAGTTCATGTCGTTGGCCAGCGCCCATACCGGTTTTATGTCTCGCACACGGGCGATGATGTCAGCACAGTCAAATGCTCCCGCCACCATCCCGCCCGGTGTGTCCATATCGAGCAGAATGCCGTCCACCATCGGATCGCTGGCAGCCTGTTGCAGACGGGCGATAATGCCGTTGTAACCGGTCATTCCCGAATACGGCTGCAGCGCCCGCGTCCGGCTGGCCAGCGTACCGGACACCGGCAGCACGGCGATGCCGTTCATGACCTGATAACTCCGGGCCTGTCGTGGTCCGTCATCATCACCGGATAACGCCAGCGCCGCGGGTGCCTCTCCGGCAGTCAGGCTGTCGCCGGATACTGCATCCGTCAGGCGGCTGATCCCAAGCTGGCCTGCAAGCGCACAAAAGAAAACCCGCGCATAGGCGGGTTCAAGCATCAGCGGCTCATTAAAAGCCATGCTGGCAATATGCGGGAGATTACGCAGCTCTGCTGTCACTCTTCTCCTCCTCTGTTGATTGTCGCAGCCCGGATTCAAATGCCGCAGCCGCCCAGGCGGGCGGTTTAAGACCAGCTGCGCGGCGCTCCATCGTTTCACGGACCTGCTGGGCAAAAATTTCCTGATAGTCGTCACCGCGTTTCGCGCACTCTTTCTCGTAGGTGCTCAGTCCGGCTTCTATCAGCATCACCGCTTCCTGAACTTCTTTCAGACCATCGATGGCCATACGACCGGAGCCTATCCAGTCGCAGTTCCCCCAGGCACTGCGGGCTTCCTGAAAGCTGAAGCGCGCTTTTGAAGGTAACGTCACCACGCGGCGAACGATGGCCTCTTCCAGCCAGCACAGAAACATCTGGCTCGCCTGACGGGATGCGACGAATTTTCGCCGCCCCATAAAGTACGCCCACGACTCGTTCGCACTGGCCCGTGCCGTGGAGTAGCTCATCTGGGCGTAATTCCGGGAAAGCTGCTCATACGAGACACCCAGCCCGGCAGCGATATACCGCAGCAGTGACTGCTCAAACACGGAGTAGCCGTTATCCGTGTCCTGAGCCGTCTGCAGGTTCAGTGAGTCCCCCGGCATCAGGTGCGGCACTTTTGCGCCTCCCAGACGGACCGGTGCTGCGGCGTAATACGCGGCAATTTCACCAATCCAGCCGGTCAGCCTTTCCCGCTGCTCCTGACTGTTCGCGCCCAGAATAAAATCCATCGCTGACTGCGTATCCAGCTCACTCTCAATGGTGGCGGCATACATCGCCTTCACAATGGCGCTCTGCAGCTGCGTGTTCTGCAGCGTGTCGAGCATCTTCATCTGCTCCATCACGCTGTAAAACACATTTGCACCGCGGGTCTGCCCGTCCTCCACGGGTTCAAAGACGTGAATGAACGAAGCACGACCGCCGGGTAACTCGCGGGGTATCCATGTCCATTTCTGCGGCATCCAGCCAGGATACCCGTCCTCGCTGACGTAATATCCCAGCGCCGCACCGCTGTCATTAATCTGCACACCGGCACGGCAGTTCCGGCTGTCGCTGGTATTGTTCGGGTTGCTGATGCGCTTCGGGCTGACCATCCGGAACTGTGTCCGGAACAGTCGCGAGGGACGGGTATCCCAGGTGGCCTGAACGAACAGTTCACCGTTAAAGGCGTGCATGGCCACACCTTCCCGAATCATCATGGTAAACGTGCGTTTTCGCTCAACGTCAATGCAGCAACAGTCATCTTCGGCAAACTCTTTCCATGCCGCTTCAACCTCGCGGGAAAAGGCACGGGCTTCTTCCTCCCCGATGCCCAGATAGCGCCAGCTTGGGCGATGACTGAGCCGGAAAAAAGACCCGACGATATGATCCTGATGCAACTGGATGGCGTTGGCGGCATAGCCGTTATTGCGTACCAGATCGTCTGCGCGGGCATTGCCACGGGTAAAGTTGGGCAGCAGGGCTGCATCCACACTTTCACCCGGTGGGTTCCACGCCCGCAACTGCCCACCAAATCCGCTGCCACCGCCGTGATAACCGGCATATTCACGCAGCGATGTCATGCCGTCCGGCCCCAGAAGGGTGGGAATGGTGGACATTTTCATACATAAAATCCTGCTGGTCCCCTGCGTCGCTGTGTCATGCCGGTCTGCACTTCCAGCTCAGCAATGTATTTTTTCAGGTCAGACACGGAAGTGGTCGTAAACTCCACTCGCCGTCCGTCTTTCTGTACCGTTGCCACCCGTTTTCCTGTCATCAGGTCATGCAGTGCCGCACGGGCAGCGGCAAGTTCTTCCTGTCGCGTCATTCATCCTCTCCGGATAAGGCACGGGCGTATTCTGCCAGTGTTTTCTTGTTGGTTGCTGCACCATCCTCTTCCTGCAGGCTCGCCAGCAGTGCACTGAGATCCAGCTGCCAGCGGGAAATACTGATGCGCAGCGCCGCCAGCGCATAAACGAAGCAGTCGAGCGCCTCATTGCGTCGCTTTTTGCTGTCCCACAGTATTTTTTTCCTGCCATCCACCCATTTTTCGACCTGCTCTTCAGCAGTCAGTTGCTGCGCTTCGGTAAGATCAAAAATATCCGGGTTATTCGGGAAGTGAACGGCACCGGGAAGCGGTTCATCCCCTTCCGGCGTCAGTGTGAAGCGGTTATAAATCTGCTCTTTCGCGGTATCCGTACCGATTTCGGTAAGGTAAACCCCGTTTTTGTTTCGCTTACGTGGCATGCTGGCCACCGGCTTTCCGTAGACGGATGCCCCTTTAATGGGGATCACCCGGAACAGCCCATGTTTTTTCGAGCGTTCATACACAATGGTCGGGTCAATCCCGCCAGTATCCCAGCAGATACGGGATACCGACATTTCTGCACCATTCCGGCGGGTATAGGTTTTATTGATGGCCTCATCCACACGCAGCAGCGTCTGTTCATCGTCGTGGCGGCCCATAATAATCTGCCGATCAATCAGCCAGCTTTCCTCACCCGGCCCCCATCCCCATACGCGCATTTCGTAGCGATCCAGCTGGGAGTCGATACCGGCGGTCAGGTAAGCCACACGGTCAGGAACGGACGCTGAATAATGCTCTTTCCGCTCTGCCATCACTTCAGCATCCGGACGTTCGCCGATTTTCGCTTCCCACGTCTCACCGAGCGTGGTGTTCACGAAGGTTTTACGTTTTCCCGTATCCCCTTTCGTCTTCATCCAGTCTTTGACAATCTGCACCCAGGTGGTGAACGGGCTGTACGCCGTCCAGATGTGAAAGGTCACACTGTCAGGCGGTTCAATCTCTTCACCGGATGACGAAAACCAGAGAATGCCATCACGGGTCCAGATCCCGGTCTTTTCGCAGATATAACGGGCATCAGTAAAGTCCAGCTCCTGCTGGCGGATGACGCAGGCATTATGCTCGCAGAGATAAAACACGCTGGAGGGGTCATCCGGCGTCCATTTGAGGCCAAACGGCGTCTCTTTGTCGCCAAATTTAAGATACTGCTCCTCCCCGCAGTGCGGGCAGGCAACATGAAAACGCATAAAATGCGGGGATTCACTGGCTGCACGCTCAATCTGGCAGGTGCCTCTCACTTTGGGCGTGGAGCCACGGATGGACTTTGGCCAGACCGAGCCTTCAATACGCTTGTCACCCAGGAACGTCGGAGAGCCTTCCTGTTCAATATCCTCATCAAAGGCAGCAAGTTCATCATAACCCGCCACATCAACCGACTTTTCACGGTAGTTTTTTGCCGCTTTACCGCCCAGGCACCAGAAGCCACGACCATTGGTGAAACGCTTCATAGTGAGCGTGTTATCCCGGTGCTTTTTGCCATACCACGGGGCCAGAGACAGCAGCGACGGAATATCGCGGATGGTAGGCTCGACGTGGGTTTTCATAAAGTTCTCGGCATCACCATCCGTCGGCAACCAGATAAGGGTGTTACGCTGCTTATGCTCTATGAAGTAGGCATAAACACCCAGCAGCATTTTTGAATAACCAACACGGGCAGACTTCACCACATTCACCTCGCGGATGTAGTCGCTGCCCATCGCATTCATGATAGCCCGCTGAAAGGGTAGTGTTTCCCAGCGCCCTTCCTGGTATGCGGATTCTTTCGGGAGATAGTAACTGGCATCCGCCCATTCAACGGCAGTCTGTGGCTCCGGCCTGAACAGGGCTCGCAGCCCGGCGCGTACATCACGCCGCAGAATATCAATCTGACTGTTCGATATATTCACTCAGCAACCCCGGTATCAGTTCATCCAGCGCGGCTGCTTTGTTCATGGCTTTGATAATATCCCGTTTCAGGAAATCAACATGTCGGTTTTCCAGTTCCGGAAAACGCCGCTGTACTGAGAGAGGGATCCCGTCAAGAATACTGGCAATTTCACCTGCGATCCGTGACAGCACGAAAGTACAGAATGCGGTTTCCACCACTTCTGCGGAGTCTCTGGCATTCTTCAGCTCCTGGGCGTCAGCCTGCGCACGCGTAAGTCGATGGCATTCGTACTCAATAGTCCCAGGCTGGAGATCTGCCTCGCTGGCAGCCCTGTAATCCTCAACCTCTTTACGGAGTTTTTCATTTTCGATATCAGCTTCCCTCTGCGCATACCACTGAATTGCCGTGGCGGTATCAAATACAGATTCAACGCCCTTACCACCTCCGGAGACGCAAGGGAGCCCCTGAGACTGCCAGCGTTCAATCGTTCGCGGATCCACGTTGAAAATTTCGGCAAGTTTCTTTTTATTAACCTTCATGAAACAGTCTCACAACAAATACAGGGTCCGACATGAAAGTGCCCGAAAATGACTTTTTCAGGCGTTTTCATGTCGGACCTTTACGGATTCGATATTAGAAAAAACAAATAGTTATGTTCGAGAAGTACCGACATGATTTTCCCCGGAAAATTTTCATAAATAGCGAAAACCCGCGAGGTCGCCGCCCCGTAACCGGTCGGATCGCCGGAAAGGACCCGCAAAATGATAATAATTATCATCTACATGTCACAACGTGCATCTACGCCATCAAACCACGTCAAATAATCAATTATGACGCAGGTATCGTATTAATTGATCTGCATCAAATTAACGTAAAAGCAACTTCAGATAATACAAATCAGCAACACTGAATATGGGGCAACATTATGTCATCAAAGAACAGAACCCGCAGAACAACAACCCGCAACATCCGATTTCCAAACCAGATGATTGAACAAATTAACATCGCTCTTGATCTGAAAGGTTCAGGAAATTTTTCAGCGTGGGTTATTGAAGCCTGCAGAAGAAGATTAATTAATGAAAAATATTCTCAATTTGTACCCAACAAAGACAAACACGACCAGAGAACCTGTTCAGACAGGTTTACTTAAACGACTTATATATGACACAAAAAGCGACCACTAAAGTCGCTTTTTCTTATGGTAACAGGCAATAACGCTCTCAGATATTTTTTAGCATTTTTTTGACCGCGCGTTTCCGGACGTATTCTGTTCTCCTGTCCCTTTATATCGTCGGAATACCCGCCGCTCTTCAAATCCCATTCCCAACTCAGAATGTAGTCTGTTGACCGCTTGTTTTATTTCGGTCAGGTTCACCGGTGAAACCGGAGTCCGGCGCGCCTTACGCAAACACTCTGCTCGTTTCTGTGCCGCCACTTTTCTTTTCTGGTCATCACTTAGCTGTACCATCACTTTTGCCCATCGTTCAGCTGCTCTCCGGTACAGTCCTTTTTTCTCCAGACATTCTGCCACGTGATCATGTAGCATAAGTGACCTCCGATTATCTACAGACTGCCATCCTGAATTTACCTTCCCTTAATGAAATAACAATAAAAAACAAACCACGCAAAAACAATAAAACAACACACAAAAAAAACTAAATAATAAACAAAAATAATCACCTTATTTTATTATTTTTTGAGGGAGCAATTACTGAACAAAAAACGCTGACTATATACTCAAAACCAAACAACTATTCTGCCAATCAGGTATCATGGCAACACACGGAATTACCGTGTTTTTGCCTTCTCTGCCCATACAATACGGGCATATACTTCATTCTCTATTGTAATATTTCTATCCATGTGCCCCACTCCATTTACCTGTAAATAATATTCAAAATATTTATCACAGAAATCGTTTTTGGCCATGAACTGAGCACACTATAAAGTCCGGAACTGACTCTTTGTTAAATTACCTTAACGTTACCAGTAACACCCTCATAACAAAACATCACGGTATACACTGGGTACGGATATATTCCTGTGCTCCTTCCAGTTGCTTCTGCATTGCCATCAGCCGTTCTCTGAGGATGAAATAATCCCGTTCAGCGGTGTCTGCCAGTCGGGGGCCGGTTGCATTATCCACGCCGGAGGTGCCGGTGGCTTCACGCACGGTACCGGAGCAGGTGGCGTTGATCCGCAGGCGCTTACGACCAGCGGCAACATCAGCACGCAGAGTTTCATTTTCAGCTCTCGCATCGGCTAATTCCCTCGAGTATCTGGCATCAAGTGCAGCGACATCACGCTGGCGTATCTGCATATCAGTAATTGTCGCGTTCGCCAGCTCCAGCTCACTGGCTTTTTTATCGCGCTGCTCTTTGTAGATGATGGCGTGATCACGGTAATGATTCAGCCCCAGACTAAGCGCACCACAGGCCACCAGCAGGACAATGATAACCACACACAGAACACGGTTCATATCACCACCAACGGATTGCCCAGACCAGAACAGCAATGGCCACAATACGAATGGCAAAAGCTGCCGCTCTTGTTAAATCCAGACTGGCTGGCGTCTCCACTTCAATGCCTTTCATAATGGACAACCTCAGAAAGAATCTTTTATACTTCCTCACAGGGAAAGTACCTCCCTACCCATAATTTCTCCCTTGCCTTACTCAAGGTCAGAAAACACAAAACCCCGCTTGCTGCCAACAAACGGGGTTTTTACTTTTATTCACTTAGGTTTTACCAGTTTTCAGGATTTCGTGTTATCCACCCGCGTTGGCCAACGTCATTTTTCAGGAAAATATTCTGCTATCTGTCGATGTCCCAGCACGCCAGCGCGCTCTCCTGGTCACGCCGTGAGACCTGACCGTAGCAATTATTTGAACGGATACGGCAGTCTCTGCCACCGTCCTTAATCCACCAGCGAATCGCCTCACAGGCACCTTTTCGATCGCCTGCATTAATTCGTTTATAAAACGTCGACGGGAAGCACTTACCGGGGCCAATGTTGTACGGACAGAATGACGCGATCCCCGCTTTCTGGGGTTCGGTCAGCGGCACCCGGATGTTTTTCTCCACCCATGCCAGCGCCTTGTCACGTTCGATGGCATTAACCCGGTCGCATTTTTCCTTTGACAGCTTCATGCCAGGAATAACAGGCTTACCATCCACCAGAATGGCACCACGGCAGATGGTCCAGATCCCCGCACCATCACGGTATGCCGTGGTGTGGTTACCTTCCTTTTCATCCAGAAACTGGTCGAGGATTTCAGGCGCAGAAGCACCTGCACCAATCAGCGCCAGAACGGCAGCCGACAGGCCGTATTTTATTTTTTCGTTCATGGGGATTTATCGATTTCTAATCCCTTGATATGTTAGGTATATAATCCAACACTCATGGTCGCTCTCATAAACATATCCCTTGAGACGCAGCAGATTACAACAAATGAAGCCATATAAATGAACAGTAAAGAAAGTTTGCGCAGAAGATTTTTACAACTAATGACAGAAAACGTTAAATCAGAGTTACTTCTTCTGATGGCAGATAATAACGAAGCAACAAGCAGCATTCTTGCAGACCCTTACGGTAAGATCTCACATAAAACGCTGGATATTATTACCACAACATTAACACCGCTGATGCTTCAACGGCTGAAACATAATATCAACGCATGGGTTAATGAAGAATTAAGTCCTCCCTGCTTATGGGATTCTCGTTACGCATGTCAGCAAAAAATGCGAATTTTCAACTTACTATCACCAAAGCTCAGGTAGCCATAAAATCCTGCCCTTCATGGCATACAGGATTTCAATGGAATCACAATGACCAACTCTTGCACAGCTGTATCCCTGACTCCCCGACAACTCAGATTTTCAGTATCTGCTGCTATCTAAAGAGAAAGCGCACAAATGCAAGGGTCTTTCATCACGTCCTGTTATTGATTGCCTGTGACCTTTTCTTACCTCATGGAACGTTTTTTCAGTTAGAAATATTCATTTTACAACCAGTTCGTATTGTTTATTCATCGACTACTCTCCCCGCGCCACCTTACGACGGTCCTCTCTGATTTTGAAATACAGGTTAGTCAGATACGTCAGCAGGCCAAACAGCAGACTTCCCAGCACTCCTATTGCCACCCACTGGGACGGAGAGACTTTGTCCAGCAGCTGCAGTAACCAGTATTCCGTCCCCACCGCTGACGTGGTGTATGACACACCTGTTGTGATTTTTTCCATCTGATGTATGTCTCCGTCACCGCCGACAGAAAATGAAAGTAAAGAAAAACAAAAAAGCCGCCAGTGTCACCCACTGACGGCCAACGCCGGGAGCCGTGATTATGGCATTCAGGCTCTGCTAAAAATGCCAGATAACATTCCGGCCTCCCCCGATTCAGGTTATAAATGACACAATATCTTGACAACATCCGTCACTGTCTGTCAGAAAATGTACTGCCATATAGAAGCAACATGTGAAGTACATCTATCCTTTTGAGCCAGCACCTCTCCACCGAAAGTCAGTGCTGGCTGTTTTTTTCCTTAATAAAGCATCTGTAACTGAAACAATCCGCATATTGATAATATATTGACAGGCATCATTGCTGTCTGTGAAAAATAAGTCTCTACAAACATATAAGGCCTTTTAGCCAGCGTCTTCTTTCAGGTCAGTCGCTGGCTCTTTTTTTATTATGCTGCCGGTGCATTTATCTCCAGCACCAGACTTTCTATCTCAACGCCATACGCTGCATTTTTTGTAACATCCGTCAGCGTCAGCGCATTCAGTCCCAGTGTCAGACTGTCTTTTATAACCTGGAATGCCGGGCCAGCCACTCCATTCAGTTTCGGAGTAACCGTGGCACTGCCGGCGGTGAACACCAGCTCCAGCGTCTGCCAGTCGTTACCGTAATCGCCGAACTCCCCCAGCTTCGTGTTTCCGGCTTTCCTGTGATGCATCAGATTCACTCTGCCGTCAGTGGTCTGAGTGAAGTACGACATCAGGAACGGATTACCGGTACCCGTCATCGCCACACCATCAGGAACGGGAGCATCCGTATACAGATAAATCCCCAGCCCGAACTGATTGTTGGTCAGTGCGCCTGACAGGCGGAACTTACAGTTCAGTCTGCCGCCCTGTGTCAGCAGGGTAATTGCGTCATCCACCGGATGCGTCAGGGACCAGGTTTTATTGCTCTGCCTGGTGATCTTAAATACACCATCTGACAACTGAATTCCGCCATCCTTAATGCTCCAGCCCTGCGCAGCAGCCTCTCCGGCTGCCGGCAGCAGGGAGATTGTGCGAACGGACGTATCTGCAGACGGACCCGATGGCGTGTTGCCGCCGGGCGAGGGTTTGATTTCCGGTGCCTTACCACTGATGAAGGCGGAGGTGCGCCCGGCTGCGTTCAGAATAGCGGTTGCCAGACGATCCGGAATAATGCTCCTGCGCGCCCATGAACTGAAATGTGTCGGGCGGTTTGATGATACCTGGTTTCCATTCGTTCTCGATGCCGCACCGTAATATCCTGATGCCGGAATATCCGGATCTTCTGCCGGCGCGTTAGTGGCGGTATTGACGCCGTTACCGTCTGTCATGAAGGGCACAAAATAAACGCCCTCACTCTCCCTGTTTTTATACCCGCCGTACACGGTGTCGTACTGGGTAGCGTATGTATTTTTCCAGTAATACGTCGTATCACCACAAATCCACGGCACATCTGCAGCACTGCCACCATGGCACTGCGCGTTAAACACGGAGAGGTCAGCACGAAACTGTGTCAGCATGGCTGTAAACAGCGCAGGTTGCTGTGCGTGGGTGGCGGCGCTCATGTCAAACTCTCCCTGCATCCAGCACACCGCCAGCAACACATTTTTCGGGTTCTTCTGTAATGCAGCTTTAGTGCGCGCAATCAGGTCCTGATATAACGGTTTACCCACACCCCAGCGTGCCGAATCCTGGCTGGCCCCCGTGTCCGCACTGAATGTCCCCTCAGCGCCCTGGGTGAATGCAGAACCACCACGACAGCATGGTACCAGCAGGATCCCCGCGTTATTCGGGATATACGGAAGCAGTTTTTTGGCAATATGTAAGCCCTGGCCGACACAGCCGTACTGCCCTTTGCTCAGGTCTGCCTTCGGATGATTCAGCGTACTCATATCCTGCACATCATGCAGGCAGTGGTCGGCCGGAATGATGTCGTTATACGTACAACTCTCTCCACCCGGAGTTACCGTGCTGCGGCGCGCCAGCTGTTTAATGCGCGGATCCGGAGCATCGTAAGAATCCGGTAACGGAAGCCCTTCACCGTAGGCCATGCCGTTGGACTGTCCGGCAAGCACAACCACGTAGAACCAGTCCGGCTTAGATGAAGGGCCGACCTGTGGATCTCCTTCAATAGCCACCGCCTGCATCAGTGTGTACGGCGTAATGGCAACCGGTCCGCCGTATGGCTGCCAGCCCTCTTTCAGTTTGTGTGTCAGCTTTTCCGCAAGGTCTGACGGCGACGCCGCCCTGACAACATCATAGTGTTTAAATGCCATGAATCCTCCCGGCCGGGATAATATTGTGAGTAAAATGAGGAGCGGGCTGAAGTCCGGAAGTTACAGGACAATGGCAGAAGAGAGACAACAGCCCGCAATACGAAAAAGGCCGCGCTATTGCGCAGAGTGATTACTGTCGGATATTATTCGCCAGCTGAAATATTACTTCACGTTTTGTTGTTTATTCCTTGCCGCCCGCGTCTCCCTGCGCGGGCTTTTTTTGTCCATAAGAAAGCCCCTCCGGAGAGGGGCTGGAGAGTGGCGCTATGTGCCATTGCATGGTGCCGGGTGCCTCCCGGTGAATTCAGTACCAGCACCTGAATCCGCGATTATCCCATATACCTACTCGCTGATTGCCCCTCCGCACAGGGGGATTCACCATGCCAGTTTCTTTTAACAAACTCCCCGCAAACCAGACAACAGTCAACCGCCTGAATTGTGAGACATTTAAAAAAAAGGCCCGCAAAAGCGAGCCAGGGAAAATAAGTGTGGCGCGTTGTACTGGATTCGAACCAGTGACCGATTGCTTAGAAGGCAATTGCTCTGTCCGGCTGAGCTAACAACGCAGGATACAGATAATGGACCGCCTTCGGGGACCCGAACTCCGCGCAACCAGCTTCGAAAGCTGGCGCTCTTTCCTGATGAGCTAATGGCGGTATGTGATGGTGGCCCTTGCTGGATTTGAACCAGCGACCTGGCGATTATGAGTCGCTCGCTCTCACCACTGAGCTAAAGGGCTGGGTCAAAAAATAATAATCAGATGAAAATCAATAATCAAGCCCTTGCCTGGATACATATCTGTCTGGCGGGAAGCCATAATAGCGGTGAAATACAGAAATAAAGTAGGACCAGCTTGAATAACCGCATTTTTCTGCTACAGCCTGTCCATATCCATGCCGGGAACATAACATATTGACAGCAACACGCATCCGCTCTTCCAGCAACAAGCGACTGAACATGTGCCCTTCATTTTTCAGTTTTATCTTTAACAAACTCTCACTCATATGCAGGCGTAACGCAATCGCACCAAGCGTCCAGCTTGCTGATATATCTGTCTGAATTATCGCCCTGACTTTGGCACTTATACTGGATAAACATCCACTTAAAAATAATAATATCCGTTCATCTGATTCAAACAGCGACAGGCATGCCATCATAAGAAACATATCCGTGGTATCTCCGGAAAATCTCTGGCTGGTAATTAAAGCCTCAGCCAACGCAGGGTTGTTGGGTTCCAGTGACAGATAAAGCGGAACGTCAGTCAGATGAGTTCTTGTCAGCTTATGCTGAATTTCCAGATATTGACTTACTATGGAATGGTTTATATCGAAAATTTTAACTTTGCCATAATGCATAAGGAAAAGCGCCCTGATGCATTTGGTGGCCAGAACGACTGAGCCGGGCTTAAGTGACAACGTATCCTTTTCAAGAAAAATATTAATTGGGGAGCAAACCATGATAACTGAACAGACAACAACCATTATAATTTTACTTTCATTAGCAATTGGTTAGTTCAATTATAGCCCCAAAAGGTAAATTATCATCAACACATAAGCAAAGGACTGACAGGTGCCGCTAACACCCACCAGCCGCCCATTTACCACAAATAAAAAAGCCTTCAGGACTGAAGGCGTCTGTAACAACCGAACTGATAGTCTGCCAGACCCGCATAACCAGCTGGGTCAGTATTAACTGGCAGCGCTCGCGTGAAAGGTACGTATTCTGCGCAATCTCCCCGACCGTCGCCGGTTCGGTGACGCTTAATTCATCAAACACAACTCTGGCGGTTTCTGTCATATCCTGCTGTTTCAGCATGTCTTTTTACCCTTTCCGGTTAACGTGACACACCAATAACTCTTGTCGAAAAAGCCAGCAAGCTGAAAGACCTGTATTAATAACTACCAGCACATTTAACGCACTGCGCTACTTTGCGGGCACAAAAAACCCGCTCAGAGGCGGGGTCAAGCTATGCGGCGAAATAACCACTCTTAACAGCATACCTGATTTTTTACGTACGTAAATGCTTTGCCGTGCATATTTTTCATGCAAATGTCACGTCCTGCTATTTTTCAGTCTTATAAATTTAAAACCATAGAAAAAATCAATTATGTTTTAAAAATGGATAGGTAAAGAATAACAAGTGACACAGATTCAAACCAAAATGGAAAAGGGTGGCAACCCACAAACGCCCACTCCACATCCATGACAATCCATACACAACACCAGATAACGTGGCAAATAATACAAGTAAAGCACCACCTGAATAGTGATAAAAACCAAACAACAAAGCCGCCACAATTAATGCAACCAATGGAGACGTTACTTCTGATAGCCGTGATTGAATATACCCTCTAAATAATGATTCCTCTGCCAGAGACACAAAAAACAAATTAGCCAATATAAACTCTGGCAACCACTCAGGAAAATGAATCTCTGGCTTTAATCCACCAAAAAAAACAGCCAAAAACAGGATAAGAGGAACAGAGAGCGACAGAGCCCCCCACTTCCACAAAGACACTTCTGATTTTACTTCTTTTTTAAACAAAGAAGATGTACACAGGACTAACAAAAATGGCACCAGCGCTTTATCAAAATTAAAATACATTGTATAGGGAGTACTTTGAGGGCCAACAGTAACAGAATTTAGCACTACAGGATTGTGAAACCCTGGCCATAGATGGAAAAATAATGCTATGGCTGATAAAACTATGCCAACTTCATATATAGATTTAGCCCAGGCGTTATATTTCCAGTTGAACTTCAAAATAATAAAAAAAACGATTGTAGCAACAAAAAATAACACCGACCAATCAATAATATCATTAAGCACAGCCAGGACAACAGACACCGTCAACAATGAAAAAGCCACTACCTTATGCCAACTGAGAGTTGACAGTGACAGTACTAACACAATCCACATAAGCACTCCTTTTATTTAATGATGAAGATTGATTATCAATATTTTCAATTCACCAGGCAACATTTTATCTACCTTCCACAATACATGACCATCAAAAAATAAACATGTTAATTATAAACACAGAAAACATAACCCTCATCACTATATATCCCTACCGCATATCCATATCTAACCGGACATTCAGAGCCATAAGCATTCCTTCAATAATACCTTCCGCTTTATAAAGCCTTTTACCAATAAGCCCATCAGAACATCTATGCTTACGTGCAAGAGCCATAAATGTCATTCCACCTACGTAATAATCCACCAACAAATCGTGCAAATACTGATTATTCTTGTTTAATCGTGCCATACAACCACAAATTATCATGGCGTCATCATCAGAACACTTAGGACGTGATTTCACTTTAGTCGGGATTAATCCTTTAAAACCAGCAGCTATCGAGGGCCATGTTACATCTTCATGATTATTTGCTGCCCATGCCCCCCATCGCTCAAGAACCATCTGGATATCACGCGCCATCGTTACCACCTCTGATTTCGTAAATCTTCACGCCCAGCCGTCCACCTGGCACAGGCTGACCGCGCACAATATTGATTTCATCAAACTGCTCGTCATCAATGAGCACTTCCGCATGCGTCAGCGCATCCAGCGGTGCTTTCAGAATGTTGTCCAGGTCACGGCGGCGCTTATCCGGTGGTTCTGCAATAATTTTTATTGCCAGCCGTCCGGACAGGCTTAATTTCAGCCGCTGCTGGCGAACAATAAGCGCCACAGCCCGGCGATAACGCTCACCGGCTTTTGATACAAAATATGTGCTGCCACGACGTCGCCAGTAGGTGTTCACCGTCGGCGGGTAAGGCAAAACAAACTCTATACGCATCAGTAACCTCTTTTACCCGAGCACGCCGGTTGCAAAAGCGTGATCAAGAAAACGAAAAATTAAATCAACCTGGGAACCATGCTTTTCTTCGAACGCCAGCGGATCCGCATGAAGCTCGTTGTGATGCTCCCGACACAGCGGTAGCGTGAAAATATCGTGGGATTTTGTTCCCATTCCACCCTGACCATGACCAATCAGATGATGAGGATCGTCCGCTGGCTTACCACAACACGCACACGGCTGTGTCTTTACCCAGCGTGTGTATTTCTCATTTACCCAGCGGCGACGTTTAGGTCGTTTCATGAAGGATTTCGGAGACTCCGGATCAACGGCAATGCTGACCACCGTCTTTTCCTGTGGTGGGTTCTGTTGCTGGTGGGTGTGAGGCGGTAGCGCAATATTTTTTGTGCGCTGCTTCAGTATGCTGGTGGCGGTCTGTTCTCCCGGTATGATGTCGCTTTCACGGTATACGGAGCGGATTTTTTCCGCCGGTAATCCCAGAGAACGACGCGATACTGCCTCAGGTAATGCGTCCACCACCTGATTGCAGACTGCCCACCAGGATAATTCAGCCAGCGATAATTCCCGTTCCTGTATGCCATTCATTGCGTGGCGGATGACGTCAATCATCCAGGCGGCCAGATTCTGTTGAGCAAGTTGCTCAAGTGATTCGGATGTCTGGTCGCGCAGCTGGTTGTCGCAGTGCCAGCACAACACCATCGCGCCGGTACCGTAACGATGTATGACAGTTTCGCTGTGATGATAATCACCATGAGGCCACTGGCAGGATTTCACGTGACGTAATAACCAGTCAGACAGTGCACCAGCGCCACCCGCAGCACGGATCACCCGCTCATCGCTGAAAAATGGCAGTAGTGATTTATCTTCCGCCAGCGGCTGGTGAACGGCAGGTACAACCCCGGACGGCAGAGCTCGCATGCTTTTTGGTTCCGGCTCCACCAGTATTCTGCCGTTATGGAATGCTGACATTGATTCACGGCCTGGCTTAACGATAACCAGACCGAGTTCCGGTACCAGAACAGGTCGAAGTAATACCCGCACATTACCTCCAGATCCGTTGCTGGAATGTGCGGGACGGACGCGGTGGCCGTTCGGAGTAAGGGAGCCTGACGGAGATTATCCAGTGACGGTAGTCGAGGCTAAGGGCTTTTTTAACCTCGCATCCGCGCCTGCGGTAACACTGAATGAGCCATTCGGCCTGTTCTTCAGTGCATGGGGGATGCTGGTACCAGTCAGATTTGAATGCGTGAAAACACCGTCCGCGCCTGCTGGCAAAGACGGCAGAATCATCAGAATTGTATAATTTGGTATCGTGCGCCATCGGTTGTCTCTGCTGGCGCAGCAGGTGCCAGTTGTTCAGGCTGGCGTGCGAATTGTAAACCAGAATGCCAGGAAAAAACAAAACCCGCCGAAGCGGGTTAAGTGCGGGTGCGTTGAGGATGCCTGATTCATCAGAGGTGGCGAGGGATTTCTCCCCCGCCAGGTCTCTTACTCCTCAGGTTCGTAAGCTGTGAAGACAGCGACCTCCGTCTGGCCGGTTCGGACTCGTACCTCGCAGAGGTCTTTCCTCGTTACCAGTGCCGTCACTATGACGGTTAAACAGATGACGATCAGGGCGATTAACATCGCCTTTTGCTGCTTCATAGCCTGCTTCTCCTTGCCTTTCGGCACGTAAGAGGCTAACCTAGATTTGCCGTTCATAGATTGAGCCTCAGATTAATGTTAGGCGTCTTGCAGGACGCGTAATGTTAACTGGGGCTTTTCTCTATCTGCCGTTGGTGTTCATGCCCGAGGCAGATAGCCTCAAGCACCCGCAGCTATTCTACTTAACTTCCCATTACCTCGCCAATATGAAATCGGTCAGAAAGACAGACGTCCCATAAGGACAACAACGGAAAAAGAGATTTTGCTTGATGCTATTTACCTCTGCACCATGAAGTTGCGCCAAAATCCCAGTGGTGATAACAGGAATTTGGTTGTTGGTGATTGGGGAAAGAAGTACGTTAGACTGTGGGTTAGTTCATTGACATGATAGTTACCTGCCTTCAATTTCCTAAGCAAGCGATGTAAACGATAATCAATATCAAATGTATTGACAGGTAAAATAATAACGATGTACCTTTGCTGATAACATATATCAGTCTTAAATCATAATGGAGGTAGATAAAATAACTAAACACACACAACAAATTTTTTATCAGTGACATAGCATATCTTAAGCATCCTTTAATGCTCATGGGGAGAACGCATGACTAAACATATGGACATTCATTGTCAAACACGCATATTTAACTCAATTAACCATGACACCAAATATAAAATATGTATTTTTACTCCAAAAAACATTAAAAAAAATAATGCAACTCTTTATATACTTGATGGGAATAGTGCCAACAATTACATTTCTGATATTCTGCCTGTTATTGATGCACTACCCAATCCACCAGTGTTAGTTACACTTGGTTATGAATCTTGGAATAACCTTAGCATTCATCGCCGTGCTTACGATTATACTCCTGATGGTGAAAATGCTATTGTTGATAACTCTAAACCAGCATGGATCTACTTTACTGGTGGAGGAAGCCAGTCTTTCCGAGAATTATTACTAACTCAGATCATGCCATGGGTTAGTACTATTGCTCCGAACAGTTCCAGAATCGGTATATGGGGACACTCGCTAGGTGCTATTTTTGTGCTTGATTGCTTAAAAAATAATTCATGCTTTAACTATTATTATATATCTGCACCATCACTTCTATGGCAGAATGAAAGAATCATCAAGATAATTAAAGATGATATATCAGAATCAAAGCACACTAAAAGTATATGCTTGCTTAACGGAAATCTTAGCCTTGATTACTCCGCATCTTTATATCCTGAAGCCATCAAAGCGGAATCTGTTTTGAGAAATATTTTGACAGAAAAATACAGTAATTTTTCTATTGTACAATTTCCAGAGCTCAATCATCAGGAGACTTTCTCTGCTGCACTCTGGAATAGCATTATTCATTTCAGCATATAACAGAAAATATGTAATCACTTTATCAATCTAGCTAACATAACTGATATCAATCCTAATGGGTCTTTGAACATATTAAAAGATAACTTCTCATTTGTACATTGTTGTGTTCTTAGACCCATTTCAAAAATACTATTTTTTAGATACTAATAATTACATCCATTTAGCTATCTTCTAAATACTCCTCTCAGTTTCTTCATTGGAGCTGATTCAACTCCGGCAATGCATACTAGGATCATTTTATAAGCATACAAACAACATCCAGACTGTGAATTATTGCTATTCATTTTCTATGTATCTGCTCTTTTCCCATCCACTGAAACACCAGAATCCAAAGGTTTCATGTTATTTTCACTATTCCATCATTACTCCTGTGTAAAATATCAAAACTCGCTGCATCACTTCACTGTTACGGCACTCACTACAAATTATGTTCAATTGCCTGTCATAGCGGCGTATTTCTCCGTCTGGTAATGACCAGATAAGGTCAGGATCAACCACAACCGGTTTCTTCAGTTTTGCCCTCGATAGTTTTTTGCGGGCGTTTTGCCAGTCCTTACGAGCCTGTTCAGATGGGAATAACCCGTAACCAGAGTTGTATACATCGCCACTGGCAACCAGCTCTCTGGCAAGAACGCTCATCAGATATCTTGTCGCACCTGTCTTGGCTTCCAGTTGCCGTAACGTCTCGCGCCCACTCCGGCGTACTAGCTCAACAACCTGCCCTTTAATTTTTTCCCGCTCTTCCTGTGTAAATACTTTTGCCATAAGCGCCTCCGGCAATCACTTTTCCGATACAACACGGCGGGAAGAATCAGTAATCTGTCGAACAATATCCCGGTGCTTGTTCAGCTCCCGCAGCGCGGCGCAGACTCGCTCCCACTTCTGAACATCACTTTTCGCCCTGCGCAGCGCCAGGTTTGCCCTGCGAAGGGACGGAAAAATCAGCTCATCTGCTTGCGTTTCGGTAAACGATGGCAACGGCTGCACAATGTCCGCCACAGTTTCTGTTTTAATTTCTTCCTGTGTTGCGGCTTCCCGGACTGGTAACGCAGCACCTGCTGGCTGAGGAAAGGCCTTACCATCACTTTCCGTTACCAGCGCGGCTTTCGGCTCTGCTGGTAAATTATCGCCCGGCATGCAGTAACGAAATTTACCGTTCTGATTAACGCGTGCCAGCCGCCCCGTTGCGGTTACCACCGCCAGCGTGGAAGCAACCTTGCGAGTACTGACACCGAACTTACCCGCCAGTTCCTCACACGTTTTAGCCCCATCCTGACCGATAAACTCAATCATCATGTCTGCGGTAACTTTTTGTTCGACCTCCCCGGTCAGCATATCCTGTGCTTCAGATTTTACTGGCCGCTCTTCGGTTACCCGGGATTCACCTTCGCCAGCCAGAAACCAGGTGTGACCAGTTTTATCAACGACGCCATTTATTTTGAGTTCCCACAGCTCGTTGACAGCCTCTTCACGACTGATTCCAAGGCGAGCTGCCACCACATGTGAAGAGGCTTTTTTCAGTGCTTTCAGTGCGTCAGATACGGTTTCCATTAAAATTTCCTCCGGACAAAATTACTTCACAACCCTCATATTGCTGACATTTGGACGCCAGCTATCCCAGTTAAACGTCACCCATCGACCACCGTTCATGGTCATGCGGTCCATAATCCTCTCACCAAGAAGTGTACTCATTGCGGCATGATTCAGGTTTGTTAACATCCCGACACTGCACAGTGATGCTGTCCGGCGATCAATTATCTGGTGTAATACCACCTGCTCGTTTTTCGTCTCCCGCTGAACGCCTATTTCATCCAGGACCAGCAAATCAACACTGCAAAGCTCCTGTAAAAATTTTTCCCCGGATTTGCCGTTGTCGTAGCTGTCATGCAACACGCTCATGACATCAGACACGGTGACGATAATCACGCTGCGCCCCTTCGCCATCAGCCGGTTACCCATCGCCGCTGCAAGGTGATTTTTCCCGGTGCCGGTTTTACCGCTGAACACAAAATTCGTGCACCCGGTCATCAGTTCGTCAGCTATGGATTTGGCCTGGCTCAGCGCGTATTTTTGCCCGTCGTTCTGCACCTGATAATTCGCAAACGAGCATTTGCTGTGCAGAGGCTGGATGCCCGAACGATTCAGGATTTTTTCCACCCGCAACTGGTGATTCTGGCGGTTAATCTCCTCGCTGCGTTTTCGTCCTTCAGCAAGTTGCCATTCCCGCCACTCCTCCACCGTCCGGTACGGTGGAACCGACGCCTGTGGTGCAAGTCTGCGAATACGTTCAAGAACCCCGGCTGCCGCAATGTTTTTCATGCCACATCACCCCCTGAATCCCGGCGGAATTTCGGTATCCGGTTCAGAAATATGATTCACACAACGCTGGTTGTTCGTGCCGCTTACCGGGAGCAACCAGGGGTTTTCAAAATTCCGGTCCGGCCCAAAAAACGTCGTCGCTCGCTGAACAAATTCCGTTCCCGCTTTCCCGGTCGCCGCCAGGTATCTCGCGTAACGCCTCACACCATCCAGCATGGTCTCTGGTGGCACCCCCTCGCGCAATCTGGCCTTCCAGGCACTGAAAGCGGATTTCTTCGGGTTTGCCCCAGCACGCAACGGGTATTCCCGCCAGACCTGTTCGAACACATCCGGATAATCCACTCGTCCCACAGACTGCCCGGTGCTTTCCGGGACTACCCGATCGGCTTCCCGCTGAATGGCGGAATCGGCTTCAGGCTGCTGCAGTTGGTGTGATTGCTCCGACCCTGCGGTCATCACCTGCTGCACAGCGCCCGAATCGGCTTCCGGTGTCGTGCCTGCTGGCTGACCAGGATTGACGGTCTGAACATCCCCTGCCTGGTTCGTGGTGTTTTTTTTGCCATGAACCATAGTGTTTTTGTCCTGTTCCTGTTCTTTCTCCTGCTCCTGTTCCTGTTCTTGGCTTCGAAGCCCCTTAAAAGCCCCTTCGAAGCCCCTTACCGAATTTCGGCTATTATTCCGCCTCACATCCAGATGGAAATCCGTTTTATATCTGTCGTAAAACACTGACAGAAAAGCGTTTTCAGGTAATGATGCATACTCATTCCTGACACCTGCACAACGGTTATCGCCAGGCTTCAACGTTTCCCCAACCTGCCAGGCTGCCATTTCATGGACCCAGACCATCTCTGCATCATGGTCATAGCTACAAAAACCAGCTTCAACAGCCCTTTTAAGCCCCTTTGAAGCCCCTTCCAGACCAAGCCCGGTTTCATGAGCAAGGTATAAAACTGGCAGGTAATACAAACCCAGCATATTTGCGTGAGGGGATGTCATCAGGTAAAAAGCAACAACTTGCGCTTCTGCACCCGCCTTTCTAAGTTCTCTCCCCGTTTCTCCCAGCCAGAATCGCGGAGAAACTTTTGCGTAATCACGCATGGCTACCTCATCTGGTGCCGAACCTTCCTCCGGATATAATCTGTGGTTCCCAATCGACAGAACCAGAGGAGGTTCGACATGTATTTTTTGAAAAGCCTTTATCAGGCTCATGTATTAAATGTTGCAGCAACAAACCGCTGGTGTAACAGCCCCGAAATGCTCCCGGATTACAGAGCCTGGCTGCGCGCCGAAACATACCTTCGTCTCGACATATTGATTAGCGAACTTCAAAAAGAGACTGCATCCATTCATAACCTTCAGGGTATCGACGCTGTTCGCATTCTGGTATCGCGCCATAGTGCTCTCTCAATAATTGAAGTGCGTCATCTCTCTTTTTCTGAACTGATTTTCTTGCTTCAACCAGCTCTGGAATCAGCGAATATCCCGCCGGAAGTGATCCAATACCCACCTCATGTTGACGAGCAGTTACAAGATGTGCCATACAACCAGCGTGCTGGATTGACTCCCTGCTCAGAGGCTGAATGGGATCACTCTCTGCTGAAGAAATACCAAGATTTGTATAATCCTCAATAAGCCCGGCACACGCTTCTGCATCAGCCAGCTTTATTCTGGTTTCCTTGCGCTGTTCTCTGGCTGACAAACGCCAGAGCAGCGCATTAGCTTTATGTATCAACCACTCTGCCAGCTCCACATCAGATAAACCGCCACGCCAGATGTGCGGACTGTTTTCGTAAACGCTCAGTGTCAATTTTTTGTCATTACTCATATTTATTACCCAATTAATGCACAGCCAGAGTGTTTCCTGCCGGGCCACCACGATTCATCTGATCGAACAGAACGATCGCTGATGCAACGAAATCATCAATATCTTTCACCAGCCGTTCCTTCGTCTCTACCAACTCCCGAAAATAAGCGGAACTGTGGCTGCGCATTCGGGCCACCAGCGGAGGCGGCATCGCTTTTTCGATCGCTGGTAACAACGCCTGAATTTTTTTAACCGCATCAGGAGTGTCTTTCTCCACCCAGCGGAAAATTTTCTGAGTATTGCGAGCCATGGCTTCCGGATGGCTGTCGTCATACAGTTCCGGGAACGTCATTCCCAGCTCGAAATACGCTTTGGTAATTTTCGCAGCCGGTACTTTTTCGCCGTCCGGATGCGCCCAGGCATTCATCGCCATGCGGATGTGTTCATGCTTGATTTTCATGAATCAACTCCGGCGCATTTGATGTGTTAACCTTACATCCAACAGGTAAACCGTCGGTTGGGTTAGGATAAATATCTGGGCGGATTTCATGCGGGGTAACTTCCCACTTCATTAGTTGGCATAACGGAATTACCTGCTTTGGGGGAACGCCAAAGCTAAACCATTGCCAAACAGTCTGTTGAGCGACCCCCATATAACGACCTATTTCAGCCTGAGTGTATTTCTGCCTAATTTTTTCGCGAGTGCTATCTAGCATTTTGCCCTCCTCTAAAAACTATAAGCAAAGCCTACAATAAAAAACTGTATGCAATCAACAGTTTTTTATTGTGATGCTTTTAACAGTATTTACCTGTAAAATTGAATAATGATGAGCGCCCTAGAAGTATCTATGTACAGAATCAGCAAGCTTCTTCAGGAAACTGGATGGAGCCAGGCTGAGCTTGCCCGTAGAATTGGTGTGACACAACAAACTGTTCAACAATGGGTCAGCGGTAAGGCTACACCTAAAGCCTCAAGTTTGGATAAACTGGTTGAGGTTTCAGGGCATCCATTGCATTGGTTTTTATTGCCTCCTGAAGAGTGTGAGCAAATTTTCACCCCTGACACGATGAAAATTGGTCCTCGCCAACGCGAACTGCTCCAAGCTTTTAGTGCGTTTCCTGAGGAAGACCAAGAAAAAATGCTTCAAGAAATCAAAGACAAGAAAAAATCAATGGAAGAAACCATTGCTAGGTGGCTGGCGGCACAAAAAAGCCGCCGGGCGTGACCACAGTACAAGAAGAGGAGTTATGCCATGGGTACAGCCCTTTCTCCGATAGTTTCAGAATTCGAAACTACCGAACAAGAAAACAGTTACAACGAATGGTTGCGCACTAAAGTAACGTCAAGCCTTGCAGACACTCGCCCCGCAATTCCACATGACGAGGTAATGGCTGAAATGGAAAATCTTATTGCTCAAATTGCTGTAACTAACAAGAGCGAGTAATGTTACCCATTTTATGGCTACCGTCTGCTCGCGATGATTTGCGCCAGATCATAACTTACATCGCCAAGGAGAACCCACCGGCAGCACGTAGACTAAAAATACGCATTGAAACATCGGTATTACCTCTATCTGAGCATCCGTACTTATATCCACCAAGCGAACGGGTTTCTGGATTGAGAGAGATCGTGACCCACCCTAACTACATAATCCTGTACAGAGTAGCTGCTTCAAGCATTGAGATTGTAAGCGTGACACATTCTCGGCGACAATTTCCCTTCTCTATCTGAGTTGAACAATTTTCATACTCCCTCTTTCGAGGGATTTTTTTGCCCAAAACAACAATTAAAAACTGTTGACACAAAAACAGTTTTTTATTGTAGATTACATACACCAACCACCCACCCCGCCCCACAGAACGCCGGGCAATACTTCGAGTTACCAAGCAGTGGTCAGGGGGTAAGTAGCCAGCCCGAGGCGTATGAACATGACGGCAGGGTTCAACTTTAATAACTATGCAGCAGGTTTTTGTTCCGCTACCCGGCGTTAAGGGGAAATGAGGTCAACATGGATACTATCGATCTTGGCAACAACGAATCTCTGGTGTACGGCGTGTTTCCCAACCAGGACGGTACATTCACCGCGATGACGTATACCAAAAGCAAAACGTTTAAAACCGAAAATGGTGCCCGTCGCTGGCTGGAAAGAAACTCAGGTGAGTGATATGGATTTCGACACAATCATGGAAAAGGCTTACGAAGAATACTTCGAAGGCCTTGCCGAAGGCGAGGAAGCTCTCAGCTTCAGTGAGTTTAAACAGGCGCTTTCCAGTTCGGCAAAATCTAACGACTAACGGAGTTAAAGATGGAATTTAAAGATTTACTAAAAGAAATCCAGGAAATTGCAGCACATGCACTTCACCAACGTCTGAACGAAGTTGAATTAGAATCTGCAACGAAGAAATACATTGATAATATGGCTCGTAATGTGCGCGATGCGTTTACCGGATTGTACTCTGTTTCGGTAACAAACAACCAGAATACTGAAGAAACTGCAAAGCGGATTGCCTCGGTGATGGGTTTTCATGTCGAGGAAAAGTATTCAAAAAAAGAATTCTGGAAAACTACAAAAAAATTGCAGAGCGAGAACTGTCATCTCCTGCGGCAATCGCTTCTTTCTATGAGGAAAGTTATTCAGATGACACAGGATTACCGGAACTGCTCTCATTACTTGAAAAATTCGGAATTATCATGAAAGGGACTGCGTCGGCGGATTTCACATACTCAATGATGGCTGCTGATGGAGAGCCTTTTCCTCCCGAACTTAAAATAACCCCCGGCAATCATCCGATGGTAACAATAAGAGCAATAGAGAATTACTGGTTTAATCCAGTTCAACAATAGTTGGTCTTTGCAATATTTTTAATGGGCCACTACGCCCTTAATCTCGGGCGGCGTTTAACTCTTTATTCAGTAAATCAGACTGATACTGATTTGGCTTTGTAATGATACTGTCAAGTTTTGATATATGAAATTCAACATGTTCTGGACAGTTAAAAATGTAATAACCGCCCTTCTCTAAAAAGCCAGAAAGAGCGTTACAGGCAGGGCATGGTTTGTTTGGCATTTTATCCTCCATTAAGGGCTGAATTAAAAATGGAGACCAACACGCTGCTACGTGTGGTCGTGCGCCGGACACAGATAAGAATCCGGCACTGACAGTTTACTGAAAGGATATATCCCTGAAAAGTCAGGGCATAACACGAAAGTGCACGGCGAAGTCCTTCTCCCTTAGAGCCGTCGTTAAATTTAATTCGACCGTGCGCTTCCGGTTGTGGCAATCCGCGAAATGGCGCGGCGGTAAGTATGGCGGGGTTATTCTTTCCCCGTTGAGGACACCGGGTTGTCAGGTTGACCATACGCTTAAGTGACAACCCCGCTGCAACGCCCTCTGTTATCAATATTCTGGTGACATTTGGCGGTATCAGTTTTACTCCGTAACTGCTCTGCCGCCCTTTTTTAAAAGTGAATTTTGTGATGCGGTGAATGCGGCTCAGCGCACGCGGAACAGTTAAATCGGTAAAGCGGTCATTTGCTGAGTAACGAGAATGCTCTGTATCCGGCGTTAATTGTTAACTGGTTAACGTCACCTGGAGGCACCAGGCACCGCATCACAAAATTCATTGTTGAGGACGCGATAATGGAAAAGTTATCATGTAATGCCAGCACGTCTGAACTTCGTTTCGAAATTGGCGTTATCACTGGAGACAAAACATTTATTGAAGACGCCATTAAGCAGAGAAAACTCGAGCAGGACCTGTTAAATGAAGTATGCATTCCTTCAATGCTGGCTCGTCTGGACCTGCTGCAAAAAGGATATAAACAATGAATACAACATTTGCACTCGTTCTGACAGTTTATCTTGTTTCCGGCGAATCTCTTGAGCTGGTGACTGGCTTATACGGTTCAATGAAAGAATGCATGGCTGCAGCAGCAGAACAAAAAATTCCCGGTAACTGTTATCCGGTAGATAAAACTACTCACACTAATAATAACGAAATACCGGCAGGACTTTAAAACAGCACCGTAATTAATATCCGGTTTCATTTTTATATGCCAGCAATGGCAGGGATTTGTTCACCCTTAAATCTGTAATGAGGTTAAAACACAATGAGTAAAATCTTTATTTGCGCTGCTATTCCTGACGAACAGGCCATAAAAGAAGATAGCGCTGTTGCGGTGGCCACTGCCATTGAAGCCGGTGATGAGCGTCGCGCACGCGCAAAATTTCACTGGCAATTTCTGGAGCAATTCCCGGCAGCTCAGGACTGCGCTTATAAATTTATTGTCTGCGAGGATAAACCCGGCATACCCCGCCCTGCCCTCGATTCCTGGGATACCGAATATATGCAGGAAAACCGCTGGGATGAGGAGTCAGCTTCCTTTGTACCGGTCGAACCAGA